CCATGGATATGGACCCCAAAATCCCCATGGAAGTCGCCACCACGGCTAGAGCGGTTGCCACCCGTCAGCGCGTTCATTATCGCCGTGTTGTCGGCTTTTGGCATGATACGTTCACCTTCGTGGATTTGCTGCACCATGTCACTCGGCACGTAGTTCGTACCTGTGGCGGCGCCCGCCAGCGCGGCAAAGCCAAGGGCATTGGCCGCCATAGCCTGCCCAAACGCGGGCGCTCCTAGGTCGATGGGGAAGGGAGCGCCCGCCATACTGGCTACGCCCGCCGCCCCGGCCACACCGGCATAGGATATCACCTGAGACTCGGCCGCCGTGCTTTGGGCCGCCTTGGCGACAACGAGGTTGACGATCCACTGCTCAACCATTTTCTCAATGGCGTTGATGACCATCGAGATGGCTTGGCTTTCAATATCTTTTAGCACTTGGCCCCAAGACTTTGTACCTTCGATCAAGCCCTTGATCTCGTCGCCGGTGAACTTCACCATGGGGTCGATCTTGGCGTGCCAAGCCTGTTGGATCGCTTGGGCGCTGGCGGCGTCCTGGTTCACCATTTGCGCCATCATCTGGCGATGCTTATTGGCGAACTCTAAGTCAGCCTGCTCCTTCGCCTTCACGGCTTTTGTGTAGGCGTCGGTTCCCTTTTGGGCGGTGTCGATATCATGCTGAAGAAGTATATCGTCCAGCGCTTTTTCTTTGTCCAAATCCGCCAAGTCTTGCTGCATCACCTGATGCTTCATGGCCGCTATCTGCTCTTCGGCCTTTATCTCCGCAAGCGGGTTTCCCGAATACTTGGCCTTGTACTGAATTTGGGACTCTGCTTCGCGTTCGTTTTCTTTGCGGATGGCCGCCGTGGTGGCCATGGTCTGCTTGAGTTCTTCTATGGTCCTCGCCGCTTCACGACGTTGGATCTCCTGCATAGTTTTTTGGTGTTCGCGCTCAGCATCTTCGATTTTTCGCAGTTGGTCTTGGTACGCCTTGGCGTTGGCATCGCCTTTGTATGTCTTCAGAATATAGTCGGCTTCGGCCTGTAGATCAGCGCGGTACTTTTCCCAGTGGTCCTTGTCAGCGCTTGCTTGGCGTTCAAGCCCAGCCAAGTACTCATCATAGGCTTGGTGCGCCAGAGACTTTTGCAGATCAAAGATCTTAGACTGGACATCGAGCCAGTCTTTGGACCCAGCTTTTACAAGCGCAAGTTTAGACCGCCAGAAGATCAGTTCATCGGCCGTATTATCTCTAAAGAAGTTTTTGCTCGCGATTTCTTGAGCGTGGAGCTGTTCTTCCCACTCTGATACGATACTTGGCCCCTTGGGGCCTTTTTCGGTTGGGCCAAGCAGATTTTTGGGCGGCGGCCCTTGCGGCGGTGCCTTGGGCTCGGCGGCCATCTTATCCTCGTCTTTGGCGCGATCAGCGCCGCCGAGTTGCTTAAGATGCTCAAGCAAACCAATCAAACTGCTGAACGGGTTCATCATCCGTTCAACTTGCTTCCCAATTTCTTTGAGTGTGTCAAGAAGACCAGTCGGCTTTATACCGAGCAGACGCTCAATATCTTCGACGGGCTTGTACAGCTTCTCCATTTTGCCAGTGAAGTCTTCAACGACATGGATCACATTGTTAATCGCGGTAGCCGTGTCATGCACGCCGCGCACAACATCGGCAAAATCGCGACCAAGATGGGCTATGATCTGCCCCGCGCCCGCCGCAATGGGCGCCAGCGTTATGAACGCCGAGCGCAGTTCGCCATCAATTATGGTCTTCCATTCCCGCATTTTGTCAGCGGCTTTGGAGCTCGTTTCAATAACGTCGGCCGGTATGATGACGCCGTACTCGTGGGCTTCTGCGATTAGCCCAGCAATGGCGTTCTTGTGGTCGATCAATGACTGAATAACTTCGGGGTCGACCTTGAGGCGCTTTTCAGCAGCCTCGCGCTCTTGCACGTTCATCTTAGACAAAGCGTCGACTATTTGGGGAATTTGTGTACCGAGATCACCCCAACCCCTGAGTTGCTCGGGGGTTATGTTGAGTTCGTCTTTGAATATCTTGGTGACTTGGCGCGCGCGCGTACCTCCTGCCTCGATTTGGCCGATGACGGTGTTCAAGCCAGAGAGGCTCTTTTCACCTTTCGCGACGTCTATACCCAAGCTTTGAAACACAAAGTCAAATTCTTGGAGTTTTGTGGTGGTGAGCCCGAGGGTGTCGGCAGTGCGCTTTAGCTTTTCAGCCCACTCTGCGTCCTTGGTTGCTTCATGCATGGCAGCGCCAAACGCCACAAGCGCCGCGATGGTCCCCGCCACGGCCACGCCCACTCCAGAGAACGCGTACTTCATAAGGTCAAGGCGCGTAGCCTCAACGGCGGTGGCGCTAGCCAGCCGCCCCACGTTGCCTGTCAGTATGGCACGCGCCGCCGCTTCGCCCTCGTACACCGAACGGCCTGAAGTCAACTTCTTGAAGAAGGCCTCTTTAGCCGTGGTCTCAGCATTCTGGGCAACCGTGTTGGCGATGACTTCGCCGGTTTCTAGCTTCGTGGCTTCGCAAGACTTTAGAAGCGCAATGACTTTTCGATTGTACGCGTTTGTCGCCTGCGCAACCGCCGCCGCGTTTTCTTCTTCTGTGATATTTCCGGCTTTTAGCTGCTCATTGGCCGCCTTGGTGGCCGCCGCTAGCCGCGCTTGGGCGGCGTAGAGCGGCACAGAGGTCACTACCTTCTCAGTAGCAACCTTCTCAGCAGCGGCGGCCTTGGCCACTTCCACTTCGCCAGCCTTCTCGGCCTTATAGCTGAGAGACGCGGCCTTTTCTTCCGCTAGTATGGCCGCTAGCGCAGCGGCGTCAGCGTCGGCGGTTTCTTTAGCAGCGCTTTTAGAAACGGCGGCCTCTTCAGACGCACGTTGTTTATTCATACGCTGGCGAAACGCCAGTGTAGTCGCAGCCGTGGCTTCTTCGTCTTGCGCTGCGGCTTTGGAGGCGGCGGCTTCTTCGGCAAATTGTTGCTTGGTCAGCCGTTGTTGCAGTGCGAAGTTAGCCGCGCCAGCGGCGACATCTTCGCTTCCGCGTTGCTTTGTCATCGCCATGCGAACGGCGAGTTGCTCTTGCTCTGCTTTTGTGAGCTGAATGCGCGCGAGTACTTCAGACTCCACGGCCCTAACGGAAGCCGCACTGTCGACTTGTTGCTGCGCGGCCAAGGCCCGATTGAGCCCGGCCATGAATTCTATACCGGCAGCATTTTTGGAGACAGTGCTACCGAGTTCACCGAGCGTGGCCTGCCCGCTGACAATCAGGTCAAAGTATTTCTTTTGCGCCTGCGTCAAGTCGGCAATCGCCGCCTTCGCCGTAGCGGTAGCCGCTGCGAGCGAAGGGTCGATTACACCGCCGATATGAACTTCAACGTCGTCGTTGTTGTTTGCCACTTAAGCCTCGTAGTCTGGAAGTTCTTGCCCGTACTCTTCTGTCTCTTCCACTTCATCGCCAGGACGATCGTACCCAAAGTAATCCGCAACAAACTCATCCGCTGGCGGGCACCGCAGCAGTTCTCGACCATATATGTCGGCCCAGTCATGCAGCGTACCGTGATCCAGCCAGTACTCCTTAGTCTGACCAAAGAACCGGATGAGTTTTCCCAGTATGCGGTTGAAGTCTATGTCGGGGGCTCTTCCGTCCCCAGAGTTTCCCCCGATGGTTCCTGACCCTCCGTACGGGAGCGCCAACCACCACACGCCTTGCGGGCCGCAAAGAACGCGTCAAATAGCTGCGGCGGCGTGATCGGTATTTCGTCGAAAGCCTCTTTGGTCATGTTGGTCTCGGCGGCGCTGCATAGCAGGAACGCCAGCGCGCCAAGGTCGTCCACTTCGCTGTCAGTAAGCGCCAGAGGTTCTTTTGGCATAACGATCCGCTCGGCCATCCCAGCATTGGACAAGCGCTGGCAAATCGGGTAGACCTTCATACTGAATTTGAATGGAAGACGCGGTACCGTGTACACGTTGTCACCGAGTTCGATGTCCCAAGTTTCTTCAGTCACATATCACCTGTTAGTTTGAGTCCTGTGCGTTGGGCGGCTTCCTTGATCATGCCGGGGCTGTCCAGCTTTTGGACAGAAATCTTCGGTATGATAAGTTCGCTGTCAAGATAGTTTGGTCCAAGCTTGTCCAAGGTCTCTAGAAGAGCCCTTCGGTTTAGCTGGATAGCCCGGATACCTTGATTTTCCAACGGCGGCAGGTGACGGCGAAAGCGGTATTCGCGTATCTTGCGCCCGACGAATTCCACCTCGTCCCAAACTTCCTTCTCAGAACGACGAAACGTCGCCATGATCTTTTCAATTGATACGCCATTGGCGACATTTTGGAAGATCAGGCGACGTTCCTCGCCCCGCTTGCGGGGGTCGACCACTGCTGTCATGACCTACTCCTAGGTCGCTTCGGCGAACGACAATGTGCCGAGCGTATCGGTACTGTCTGTCGAACACATGAAGTCGAACGTGGGCTTGGCGTAGTCCCCGTTCTTGTTGGCGATGGCGGCGCCCTGCGTGATACAGTTGTTGAACGTGAACACGTCCTGCTCAGTGCCATACGGCATGACCATGACGCCCTGGAACGAACCTGCCGGACCCATCACGGTATTGTCCACCGTGATCTTCGAACCCAGTGTGGAGCTCGTATAGAGATAGCTGACCAGAACATTGAGCCCAGTATCCGCGGCCGCGAACGTATAGACGCCTGCCGCCACCGAATACTGCCCGGTCGTAGGCGAAGACGCAACCCGCGTGTAGACCTTGCCGGTTGTGTCGGTCACGCCCAGATCGGTAGTCCATGTCGCCGAGTTGGTGACGGTGACTTGGTACGGCGTGGTCGGGATGGCCCACGCTTCCTTGTCGGACTCCAAGATGGAGCCGGTGCTCTGCGCATCCGAGAACAGCAGATCGGCGAACATGCGCGAGTTGTTGGCACCGAGCGTCACCTTGCCGGTGATGGTGACTTCACCAACGGCGACGGCAACCGGCAGGCGGTTTTCACCGAACAGCGACTTGGTGGCCGCTTTGAAATCGATGGACGAGTCCTGCATCGTTTGAAAACGCGTCGGCGTGGGGTTTGTCACACCATTGATGCCGAAAAACCTCCCGGCGCCAAAAAGTTTCTTGCCCGTGAGGGAAGTGGTCATTCTTCAGTCTCCTTGTCAGAAATTGGCGCGGGTTGCGCAGGCGGAAGAGGAAGTTCAAGTTCAAGTTGTGGGTGCGGCGGAGCCACGGCGCCGAGACGAACTCTCAGATCAGCAATGGCTGCTCTGACTTGGTTGCCCGCCGCCGTGTTATTGGCGATTGGCGCGTTGGAGAAACTGTCGCTGGCCCACGCCTCGACAATTCCATCGATTTTTGTGGGGTCTTTCAGATCGCTGAACTTCTCACGAAGGGCGACCGTGGCGTCCCACACTTGCGCTGCCGAAGCTGCGTCAACGGCGAGCGGTGCGCAGAGCAGCTTCTCCTGCGCCCACTGCGCCACAAGAACATTGTAGTCTGTCATTCATGCGCTCCTTAAGCGAAACGAATTTCAAACGGCACATACGCGACCGCTTGCCGGTAAAGGGGGTCGGAACTATTCTGCCCCAAGTTCTTGACGGATATACCAGAAAAGTCGGCGTGCTCAATAAGATCTCCCAACCCTAGGTTCGCGGGATAATCTGGTGTGAGTGCCGCGTTCAGCACATCCAGTATCGGGTTTAGAAGCGAAGCCGCTGGCGTACCGGGCATAGAGGTCACACCAACATGAAAGTAAACCGTGACTTTCGCAAAAGTCAGCCCAGTGCCACGGTCCACATACTCTTCAACAGCTTCGTCCATAAACAAGACGGGCTGGAGCAAGGGCGGCACGCGCTGAACTTCAATAGTCTCCCGGCTTACGATATTGAACGGCTGCGCCGTAGTGGGCGCTCCGGGCAGTTGACCATCAATGGGTCCGCCCAAGGTCGCGCCCGGCGCCAGCAACGGCGCAAGGAAGTTATTGAAGATCGCCCCGTAAAGGGTTTCGCGCGCGATATTGAACATTAGAGTTCCCCCGTGGCTTGCGCCACGACTTCGCGGATACCTTGATCAAAATCCCCTCGAAGATCGGCGAGGGCTTTGCTCACGTATGGACGGGCTGGAAAATTGCTACCGGGATGGTTGACGCGCTTGGCAAAAACCATGCCCGCAGGGCCTTCCCAAGCCAAAATGGACGCCGTGCGCGGCAAAATAACGTGCGGGCGGGTTTGGCCACCCTCTTCCAATATACGGGCGTATGGGACGTCCTTAACGCCCGCCACGATGAGACCTTCGCGTTTCCACGCGTACACAGACTGAAACAGCCGCCCAGTCGAGTGAAACAGTTCAATGATATTGTGCTGTATCTCATCAGACAAGCGCACCGAGAACGCCGTAAGGAATGTGTCAAGGCTCGACTTGATATTCGGACCAATGGCCGAAAGCTTTCGGTAAGCCCCGACGGCCCTGATTTCAGTGCGGATACTAAGTATTGTCATCTTCAGTATCATCTATGGAGGGGAGCGGCGTTCCCTCGTTTCCGACAGGGGCGACCGGCTCGTAGTTCGTATCCATGTTCTTGTTGAAGTCTGGCGCCACGCGGTCAAGATCAAGTTCTTGCTGGACCTTATCGGCGATGGAGATGCCGCCCGCGTAAGGCATAGCGCCGCCTCGGGCTTTGCCCTGAATTTCAAGGTCGCGCGCACGACGCGCATACGCGCTCGCTTTAGACGAGAGCATTGTGCGCAAATCTTTATCGACGGTGTCCGCTTCGCGCGATAGTTTTGCTGCGAGCGCGCGACATACGTCGGCTGCCGCACCGTACGGACTTCCACGCTGAGTTAGGGCGAAGGCGATTTCCTCGTCCTGCATCTGCGGGGAAGTCTGCACAGTGTCGCCAATAAGAAAGCGAACTTGCGCCGTCTTATTGGTCGACAGCGTAGTCGGATCATACGACCAAGTCATAGTTTAGGCGCTCAGCAAACGATGCCAAGCCGCCGCCGTACCAACGGACGCCGCCTTGTACATGGCGAACTTACCAGCCGCCTGAGCGACGCCCGTGCCCGTGGCCACGCCGTTGATGGTGTCGGTGCCTGAGCCGAACACTTGCATGGAGTTGGAGGCCGCGTTATTCATGACTTCCACCTCTTGACCGATGAACGACGGCACGGGGAGTTTCACCGAGTCATTTGCCGAACCGACCGTATCGACGCGGTTGAACTGCGCCGAAAGAAGAACAGCGTTGGTCTGCCCGCCGGTCGCGTAGGCCGTTATCCCGGTGGTCGTGCTGCCCGGTACAAAGATATTGCCCTTGCTGACGATGCCGCCAACCAGGATGCCGCCGAGAAAGCGTTGAAGAATGTTCACTTGGTATGCTCCTTCATCTTAGCCTCGGCTTGTGCGCGGCTGAGGGGTTGGTCGGTGATTTGACGCCCCTTGACGATGTGGAACTTTTTGCCGGTTTCATCCGACATAAGAAAACACTCGCCAGTAGCGGCAGGCGGTGCGGATTTCTCCGCCAAGAGTTCGT